AAACTTCTTAGTGACCTGTGTATAATTTCCTGCCTTATAATTGTCAGTGTCGGCCGCAGATGTTGGATCTTCGATAAACACGTCGTCTTGAACCAACGTATCGACTTCATACCATTTATTTGATGAAGAAATGAATTCTTCAGAAGTCGGGTTTGAGTTGTAATTCGTTCCGTTCTTATGAATAGCCGCAGTGACACCCAAAACGTTCTTTTCTGGAAGATAGAGATTCAAGAATGGTTTCTGGTCAGGTGTTCCGATAACTTTTCGGTAAATCCGGGTAACACCATTAACAACGGGTGCTCTTTTTGTGATTGTATATGAAATAAGTTTGTTATTGCTATTGAAATTAGGGACTTTTGTTCTGTTTGATGTTCCACTACCATCAAATGGGCTTGAGAAATCAACATCCTCCAAGACCTCGAATGTTTGTCCTCCACCAATAACTTTAGATCCTGCCTTTAAAATACCCTCGTATCTTGAATCCTCTTTATCCCTATAAACTGGAACATTTATACTAAAATCACAAAGGGCAACAGATGGTCTCGCACCCGGGAGTCTAATTCCATAGGTTTTAGCGATGTGGAATAACGATTTCTTTTCTTGAGCGAAATCTAACATCGTTTCTTGCCACACCCTGTCAATGTGAAAATGTAAGTTATCTGATACGGCCGCGTTTAAATCCAATAGAACGGAATAAATCGACGCATCATTGAAATTAGAAACTAAATTGGGATAATATTGTTTAGTTAACTTTACCAATTCGTCACGTAAACCCGCAAAATCCCTTACTCCGTATGATATCTGTTTTGACATATTAAATGTTTATTATTACAAAATCTGATGTTGAAAATGCACCATTATTTACCGTATAATCCACTCGTACTTTTGCAGTATATGGTTTTGACGAACTATCCGACACTCTAAATAATCTCTCATCTTCCTCTTCTGAAGGACTTTGAGGTTCTTCGGGGTCGTCGTCAGCACTAATGACACTTATTGAATTAATATCCAAATTCGGAATATATTTTCTCACACCTTCTCGAACTTCGTCCTCAATTTGTGAATGAGAAACCGAATCGTTCTGTTCGAAAATGAATTCGTACAGACGAGTCCCAAAATCGGGTAAAAAGTATCGACTACCCTTACGTGTTAACAATAAATGAATTAAATCAGCCCTGACTTCCCTCTCTGGAGTTCCTGTCATTTGAACATAATTCCCAATTGCACTGTCCCTAAATGGATAATCTATTCCGTAAGTACTCATATTTCATAAATATTAAGAAAAAAGAAATTTGGATCGTAAGGATTTTTTATTATCTTTGTTGTATGAAATATATGGTGATTACAGTTTTATTGGCTGTATTTTCGTTTATATCCGATTTATATAATTGGATCTACTATGAAAACGACGTACTTTATAGTGAATCTAAGAAAAGTGAAATTGTTCATGAAAGAGAGGGTGTTAAAATATATGTGAACAACAATTTTGACATTATGATTTTTAATCCGAAAAATATGGATTTTGGAGTTAGCGTGGGGAAACCTGAAAATGTTAATTTCTATATGAACAGTAACTTTTTTGATGAAGAGGCTCTTGGTTTGGTCGTCGTCAATGGTCGAAGAATGTCAAGTAGAGTTAAGGGTGGTGGGTATTTCTACGTTAAAGATGGGAATCCATACATCGGGATAAAACGTTGTCCAGGTTACACCGATTACGCATCACAAACGATATTATGGGGGGTTCGAGACGGAAACCCTAATACCTATCTAACTAAAAGAGGTCACGCAAACGTCAAAACTTATCGAAATATTGTGGGTAAAGACAAAAATGGTAATATTGTTGTGATAGTGTCAAATAGAGGTGGGGTCGTGACAATTAATGACATTATAAATGAAGGGTTAAAAATGGGTATGGTGGATGGTATTTTATTTGATGGTGGTACCTCGGTAGATTATAAATACAAGGACAATAAGTACTCAAATAAATTCAAGTCGCTTTCAGGGAGGTTTAAGAAAATTGGGGGGGTTGATGAACCACCAGTTTATATTTACGGAAACCTAAATTAACAATTCATTTTTCTAATCCAGCCTGCCACTTCCTTCACATATCCACGAGTGGTAGTATCAACTTTATCGAATCTCTTTGTTGGAAAATTTGGTATATAATTTGGAGCGAGAACCTTTTTCCCTTGAGTGATTTGTGAACACTTCATACATATATTGGGGTCTGAAGTTTTACACCATTGAGCAATTGCTCTACCGGCACCAGTATTGTAAGCAGCTATCGCAATATCTAAAGCGGCGTTTCCCGTACCATTTGCTCCCATACTTGAGGGTTGATTTCCTGAATAGCCCACAGAAATCCCTGATTTATAAAGTCTCCCTAAATACTTGTAGGCCGCGTCTAATGCTCCCGTTGCCGTACTTATTTCTATAATATTAAAACCTAAATCTTTCGCGGTATCGGATGACATCTGAGCTGGACCAACGCTGTGGCCACCACCAATCGCACTTCCGAAAAACTTCCACAAACTCATCACATTGTAACGTCTACCAGACGCAAATGATGATTCCCGACCAATTATTCCGAGTGCCGCTTTTAAGAATTGTTCATTGTATTTTTGATCTTCTAAAAGATATTGGTATGATAAAACAAACTTCTGGGGAATACATGGGTATTTCTCATGAGCTAAATCCAATGCCGTCCTCCCATCTCCTCGAGCTTTCTCAACTGAGGCTGGTATCATTGGGGTCATTATCCCCTGTTCCTCTAAGGACTTGTCAATATTCTTTAATTGTTGTTCTGTGACTAATATTTTCATCCTTCTGGTCGTTTTACCCAAACAATTTTTAGATTCTGAGATGGGTCAGATTTCAATATTCCAGCAATATTATGGAACACCAATGGAACACCATCTTTTATTGCCCCAACAACCCCTACGTGAGTATTAAATGTATGACCGATTTTTTTTCGTACAATAGTCTTACCCATTACATCATTCGGATACCAGTTTCTATATGTCGCCGAACCAATAAAGGCTTCCGTATGGTGTGAAGATGGTTCATAATAAAGACCAACAACATCACCCATTTTTAACTTTTTAGGATCTGGTTGTCCGTTTTGTGTTATCAACTCTTCTTCTAAACGTTTTATTTTATCAACGGGGTCACCACCAGCCTTTATCTCTTTATAAATATCCTCATATTGTTGCATTTGAGGATACTTTAAATTCTTAAACACACTGAAAATATTTTTGCCAACCCCACCATTCTCATATGCTTCCCAAGCATTCCCAACGGCAGAAAGAGTATCAGAAAAATTATTCACAAATTGAGCGCAATCTGTTGTTTCATCACCAATATTACACACATTCGTCGTGTCGGTTACACTTAATTTATTAACATCAATTCTTTCCTTGTAACTTGGGTTGGCTTTTGAATAAAGTTCACCACTAGTAGATTTGGGTTGGGTTAAATATTGTTGTCCCGCGGTTGTTCCTCCAGGGATTTTCATGTTAAATGCTCCTGTAATGTAACTATTGTTGAAAGATCCTGTTGGATCTAACTTCATTGTTTTGGTTGGTCCTGGGTAATTCTTATTGAACCATTGTCTAAATGCGTTACCTTCTGCAACATTTTTAAACGGTACACCTGAAACTTTTGGTGTAGTGGTTTGTGTAGGTTGTTGTGTGGGGGTCACAGCAGCCCTGCTCGGGGTTGAGTCTGGCTTGTACTTAGCGTTTAATTTTTTAATTGCCTCGGGATAGTTCGCAAGTGAAAGCCAATTAGTTTGACCCTTTTTCTTCGCGAACCATTGGTTATTTGAAAGTTTATAATCCCAAACCCTATCAAAATCCGTGTATATTTTTTCAGTTTGCTCTTTAAGAATTTCATCAACGACCCGGAGTATTTGGGTCTCAGTTAACATGTATATTTTTTTTGCCATCGGGAATAGATATATCATAAATATTCCTGAAAACAAAAAAGGTGAAAACCGAAGTTCCACCTTTCATTTATTAATCCACCTCAATGGTTTTGTGTTTTTTTAACCACTCTTCAAGGTATCCAATGTCGTTACTCACAAATCCGTCATGACAATCGGCCTGAAAGTCCCTAACCAACCTTGCCAAGTCGTTTATTGTTAAAAAATACCCCTCGATAAAATCGTGATTTGGAGACACACTCTGGCCAGGTTTATACCTAGATTCCAATATAACCATACTAAAATGTTTTTGCTGTTAACCGATCCTCAGCCAAGGGTAAATGGTCTTCTTTAACCAAATATAGTCTTTTCTTTTGAGGAAAATAAAATTCGAGTAAACTTGCCAATTTTAAATTAGAATAAGTTGATACCACTTTATCTTTTCCTAATAGAATCTGTATTGCTTCAGACCGATGCATCTCGTAAAATTGTTCTTTCATAGTTTTTTGTTTAATTATTATTTTATCCACATTTTGAATTTCCGCATGATACACAGAGTAAACATCCCTCTTTGAATTCTAGGTGAGTACTTCCACATTCGGGACACGTACCTTTACCCTTTTCACCATCTTTGATGTATCGTTTAATTATGCGTCCGATACCGTTCTTCCAGGTATTAATATGATCATCTTTGAAAGTCATAGAATCAACTAAATTATACACATAAACCAACGGCATTTTGTGTCTAAGGACACCAGATATGAATTTCGCATAATTCCAATACTCTGGATTAAACGCGTGATTAAGACCAGTGTGTACATGTTTCACTCCCTGATTATCGACATATTCGACATCATATCTCTTTACTCTCTTCCCGTCAACCTCAGTAATATTTTTTACGACTTCACATTCTTTCAGACTAGATGGGAGGTTACTTAAGCCGTTCTCGAATCGCCCAGTAAAAATTTCGTATGGTCTTCCATCTCTCATTCCAACAACGCCAATCCATTTTTCTAAATTATTTTGGAAATAATGAATTTCTCCTTTTAATCTCTTGGGTCTTTTTGGAATATGAATTTCTTCTGGAATGTTTTGTTTCTTTTCTTCTGCACTTACTAACACACCACTCCTAGATCCATCACGATATACTGTGAGACCTTTACAACCACTTCTCCACCCCGCCTCATATACTTTCGCAACAATGTCTTCGGTAGTCTCTTTTGGTAGGTTAACGGTCACTGATATAGAATGATCGACATGTTTCTGAACCCTTCCCTGCATTTCAACTTTTTTAACCCAGTCAACATCATTTGAAGTGGCTTTATAATATGGTGATTTTGGTACAATTTCACTGACAATTTCATTAATTTCCATTTCTTTAACTTGGTCAACATCATACCCAGCACGATCTAACCATAATTCAAAATTGTGATGGAAAACAGGATATTCTTGCCAAGTTACACCCTCTTCATCTGTAAAATCAACTCTTGCACCCTTCTCCTGTGGGTTAATTTTCCTACGTCTTTTATAAACGGGAAGAAAAACGGGTTCGATTCCTGATGTGGTTTGGGTCATAATACTTGAAGTTCCTGTCGGAGCTATCGTTAGTAATGAAATATTTCTACGACCATATTTCACCATCATTTCATATAATTTGGGGTCTTCATCCTTAATACGGAGAATAAACGGGTTATTCTCCTCATTTTTTACGTCGAATATCGGAAATGAACCCCTTTCTTTCGCCATAGTAACACTTGAACGATAAGCATTTAATTTCAATATTTTGTGAACTTCCTCACTAAAATCGGTTGCCTCGTCAGTTCCATATGTCAGACCCAATGCGGCTAACATATCTCCCTCACCAGTTACACCAAGACCAGTTCTACGTCCACGAATTGTCTTATCTTTTATTCTCTCCCATAATTCACGTTCAACCCTTTTCAATTTACTATCTTCAGGATCCGAATCTATTTTTGCGATAATTGCATCAATTTTTTCGATTTCCAAATCGATAATATCATCCATATATCTTTGAGCTATCTGAACATCCTGTTCGAACAAGTCCCAATCAAAATATGCGTCGGCAGCAATTATATCATCATGATAAAATGCGTTCTTCACATAACCAAATAAATTAAGGGCTAACAGTCTACAACTATCATCAGGACAAAGTGGAATTTCACCACATGGGTTTGTACTGGTAGTTTTGAACCCTTGATTTGCGTAACAATCAGCAACACTTTCCTCGATGATTGTATCCCAGAAAAGAATTCCAGGTTCAGCTGATTTCCACGCATTATGAATGATTTTCTTCCATAATTTCTGAGCATCAATTTCATTAACAACCGAGGGATTCTTACTGTCGATTGGAAACTGTTGTTGGTATGGGATACCTTCTAATGCACATAACATAAATTCGGTGTCCAATTTAACGGAAATATTCGCTCCCGTAACCATTCCCGATTCCATTTTAGCGTCAATAAATGCCTCAGAATCCGGATGTTTAATAGAAATACTCTCCATAAGAGCGCCCCTTCGACCATCTTGAGCCACCTCTTTCGTACTACGAGAAAATCTCTCCATAAATGGAACAACACCCGTACTGGTAATTGCTGAATTTTTTACTGGGCTACCCGCTGGGCGGACAAAAGACAAGTCAGTTCCTACACCACCTCGTCTTTTTTCTAGTTGTACCAATTCTTGGTCGAGTTTCAAAATACCTCCGTAACTATCACCAGCCCCGTCATTTCCGATAACGAAACAATTGGAAAGGGAGACGATTTGAAAATTGTTACCGATCCCAGACATCGGGGATCCTTGAGGAACTATTCTTTTAAACCCCTTCAAAGTCTCAAAAATTTCTTCTGGGGTTAATCCGTTAGGATACTTTGCTTCAATCCTGGCTAACTCCTTGGCAAGTCTCCAATGCATATCATGAGGAGTTTGTTCGTAATAATTTTTATCGTCTTTTAAACAGTATTTTTTTACCCATACGTCGGCTGCGAGTTCATCGTCTTTGAAATACTCTAGGGCCGTCTTTAGTACCTCTTCTTTAGAGTATGATTTGTATGTTTTTTCCAACATTGAAACATTATTTTTTATGATTTTTATTCGGCGATCTCCGCAGTTTGTCTACTTTCTCGATATATTCTGGATGCTCGCTGGTGTGGGGTTTCTTCATTTACAACTTCATTTACAACCTCATTTACAACCTCATTTACAACCTCATTTGATTTTTCGAATTCTTGACTGGGTTGGATGTCGTCATAGGGTGACAATCCGTCTTTGTAGTCGGTAAGTTCTTTATCGAGTTTAAGTTGTTTCATTTTTCTCTGTTTGTAGACCTCGAACGCTCTCTCTTGTTTTTGTTCTGCTTTTTGTTCGATATGTCCTAATAATGTACTTTGAGTGTCGGTACTTATCTCCAAAAGCTCATTATTAAATAGGCAATTACTAAAAACAATTCCGTCTTTTCCAATACGAGATTTGAGTAAAGTTACGGTAGCAAGATTGTTCTCTTTCTGTTCCAATGTTTTACCCGCAGAAATTACCACATGACCAATTTGTGCTTTTTTGATAGAACCACCCATTTGATCTGTGGTTACAACTTCTGATGCAATACTTTCACGGTTACCTTGGGTTGCTGCCCACATTGCAATATCGAACTCGTCTGTCATAGATTCCAGACTTCTCATAATCATCCCCTCACCTTTCCACTCTTCCCCATCAATAGTTCTATCCCCAGAAATACAATCAATATAATCAATAATAATCATATCTGAGATAAACCCTTCGGATTGTAATTTTCGGATTTTGTTTTTGATATCCGAAATCGTTGTCCCAGCTGCAGGTAATTTAACAAGTTTTAAAGCGTTCTTACGTTTACCTTTCATATCGGCCATAAACCCGACGATGTCTTTTTTGTGTTCGGGTTGATCATCAGAAACAATACCTGTCCATATGGTGTAGTGTTTCCGACGAATATCCCTTACATTATCCTCGAAGAAGATATGTAAAACATTTGCCCCTTGATTATATGCTGAATTAGCCACTTTGGTTAACCACGTCGTTTTCCCAACACCCGTTGGTGCTAGAAAAACCGCCATTTCACCCTTAGCAAGTCCACCTTTAAGAAGTGAATCAATCCCATCAATTCCAGTTGCATACGGAACTCTCGATTCTTCACCCAAGGATTCTTCAACATTATCACAAATATCCTCAACATCATCGGTTTTTGCTCCGACCTGGAGGGCTTTCTGGATTTTCCCTTCAATTTTATCATACTCCTCAAAGTCCCCGTTAGACATAATCTCCTCGGACTCTTTTAGTGCCTTTTTCAAAACCTGTTGACGACAAAAATTTAATGCCGTTCTCTCAACATATGGAGCCTCTTCATAATCCTTTTCTTTAATCGCGGTTAAAGTGTCGATATGTATTTTACTAGATACATCATTATTTTCCGCTAAAATCTTTTGACTTAAAGTCTCATAATTGGGGATTATTCCGAAAGACGTATAAAGTTCTTTGATGTTTTGCATCAGATATTTGAAATAAGGACCGTCAAAGTACTTACTTTCTATAACATCTATAATGGTTACCGCAAACTTTTTGTCTTCAATTATGGCCTTAAGCAAGGATTGCTGGAACGAAGTTCCTAAATACCCAAAATTCTTTTCATTCATATTTTTCTACTCCTATCTTAACGCGTAACCCAGGTAATTTTTGGTTAATTCTCTCTGTGATAACACACTTGTCAAATCACCTAAAATTTTTCTAACTTTTGGTCGAATGTCCACCGCATATCTCACTTTGGGGTGATAGATATGTGCGGGAAATATTCTACAAATAAATACGCGATCTCCCTGCTTTATTTCCAATATAAAGTTTTCTTCTTTATAGTTTATTATCTCCTCCTTTCTCTGTTCTGGAGAAACAAAATCGTCCTGTAAACTCATTATATCCAACGTTTTACTTTTTAAATCACCAGAAATCTCCTCACAAATGTCTGTGACACATTCGAAAAGATCCATGGAAGTTTTCGATGCTGGATTATGATTATTCACGTTGAAAAATCTCTGAATAACGATGTTGTTTTCGAGCTTTAAAAGGAACTCAAATTTTGTAATGTCCTGATTTTGCATAATCTTAATTTTTTAAGAATTTTAATTGTTTTTTACTGTTCTTTTCTTTCCTCGTTAATTTAAGGAAGGGGTTGAGGAATTTTATCCATGCGTCGTCCGATTTCGGTAACACATTGAATATCCCATCTTCCATCATCATCTTCATCGTGTTTTTGTATGACCTTCCTTCGGGGTCTAAACTTTCGTTAATTAACTCGTTAATACCTTCTCTCGCTTCATCTGTTAAAAACGGTTGGTCTAAACTAACGATGGTATTATTGATGTCGAAAAATTCGTCACCATATACACCGTATTTTGTAACCCCAGTAATTAGGTTTTTCACGATTTTACTCTCCTTATCTTGTTCGAAAAGAAAATTCGTCTTATACCGGACATAATCTAATGTTAATGGTTGAGTTGTAATTTCAGGAAAAAGTGTTTTGAGTGTTTTAATCCCCATTCCTTTAATCCCTGCAATGTCGTCTGAATAATCACCACACAACATTTTCACCAAAGCAATATTTTCAATTAGGACTTCCTCTTTGTTATAAACAAATGAATCTTTTGGTTTATATAATTTCCTATGTGATGGGTTGTATAGTTGAGTTTTATTATCAACTAATTGTGCTAGGTCACCATCTGAAGAAAAAACAATTTTCTTAACGTCGGGTTGTTGCTGGCAATAATATGCGATACAGTCGTCGGTTTCACAATGTTCATATTCACCCTGTCTAACATAAACTTCTTCCAGGTATTGTTGAATCCGACCTCTTTGATATTTATAAGAAGATTCTTCCTCTGGGGTCTTGGGTCGTGATTTTCTCGACTCTTTATACCGACTGTAAATTTTTCTTCTTTGGACAGAACTATCCTCCCCGTCCCAAAAGACAACAATTTTGTCTAAATGATAGTTTTCGAAGGATAATCGAAGGGTATTGAGGAAATGAAATATTCCCCCGATATGTTGCCCTTTATAAAAATAATTCTTTACTCCGTAAAACCCAATGGTCAATAGGTTATCCCCATCAACTAAAAAAACAGACATTTTGCTTCATTTAATGATTACTACTCGTCTCCTATCTCCATTACAATCTGTACATCATCGTCTAATTTAACACCCAGACGATCCGTGATGTAATCCGCTGCGGATTTCTTATAATCCTCGATGGATTTTTTCTCACCTGCGGGATCTCGTCCGTGCATAAATCCATGTGCGGTAACCAAAATCTTTCCATCTTCGTAACCCAAACCATTTACATGGTTTTTCATCACACTAACTTTGGTTCTTGTTGCAATTTTAACTTTTCTACCATCTTTCTGAATTGATATCTTAGTGATACCAGCATTTTTTTGGTTACCAAATAAGAATACCATAGTTGAGTTGAGCCAAACAGCCTCTCCACCCTTAGCCTTAATCTTTGGTTGACCAAATGGGTTGTCAGGTAATTCCACCCAAGGTTGATTGGCAATAATCAATGTATTAGTATGGGCTTTATCTGTCCTTCTTGAACCAGTAATTCTCTGATTCAACCCCATTCCAATTTTATCTGCCAATGTCGATGCGTTATGCTGTTTTCCACCCTTACCTTCAAAGGTCATTTTACAAGGAACAGACCCGACGGAATCCCAAAGGAAACATAAGTCATAGTCCAATTCACCTTTATCCTGAGCATCCAGTAAAGAGTTTGCATAATCTGTAATTTGTTCAATATAATCAAAGTGGTTATTGAAAAGGAAAAAACCATC